TTTCTACTCTAGCAATTTCATAAAAATTATCGTCTTCAGTAGAAGCCAAAGTTTTCTTTGCAAGTGTTAATAATATTTTAAATCTATGAGCACCAGGTGCGTTTAAGTTTGAAGAACCTTGAGCATTATCTGATAAACTTGCGTCATCATTAGAGGTTACAAAAGATTCAGTAACCGTAAAACCAATTCTGTATGAAGGTGTGTTTGTATATTTGTCTAATACTAAAACTGAAGCATCTGCCTGTACAAAGAAACCATTAATATAATATACACCTGATTCAACAGCAGCTGCTGAACCTGTTGCAGTTGTATTTACAACAGCAGTTGGTGAACCACCACCACTTGATGTAATTGTTTCTCCATCAGTAAATACAGATGCAGTATTATTAGTTCCTGTTTTATTGTATTTTACAAATAATGTATCAGGATCAGTTCCGTCATCAGCAGATACACCAATAACTTCAGCAATAACACCTGAAGTACCACCTGTAATAGTTGTGTTGTTGTAATCGTTAATTGAACTTGCAGATTTAGATGTTAACTTTACAGCGTAGTATCTTGTATCAACAGATATTTGTCCAGGTATTACACTTGCTCCTTGTTGGAACATATGATCACCAAATCTTTCAATTTGATTTTGTATAATACTTTGTGATTGAGTTAACTCTCTTGCTTGTACAGCAAACGCAGGTCTAAAAAGTATTCTATGAAACTTTTTTGACTCGTTAAAATCGTCATAATAGGGACTGACATTAAAATCAGTTGAAGCTGCCATTTATTTCCTCTTTAATTAAAATTCAACAACGAGTTTGACATTTTCAGTTTGGTCAGTAGCCCTTGTAATAGGTGCTCTGTTCTCAATGTACATTACATCGCCTGTATCGTTATCTAATTCTGAAGCAGAATAACCACCAGTAAATGAAGCACCGTTTACTGAACTAGAAAAACCTGTATCTGGAGTACCAGTTGCACTTGAATCTTGTCCAGTTACCACAGCCGCAGTACTAAATGCAGTTTTATTACCATTAGAATCAGCACCCTCATCATTGAATCTTGTTTGTATATAATATAAAATTCTGTTTGTTGAATCGTATTCAACAACTTTACCTACAGCACCAGTAGTTGCCTGATTAATTTCTTCATCAATCGTAAATGTTCCTGGTGTAGGAGAAGCGGCAAATCTTATTGCCTTTGTAGCTCTTAATGTTGTTGCCGAAGCAGCACCACCACCTGATTGTGGATCTCTAATAAGAGCAATTTTTCTAAAATCATTAGCAGCAGATACATCTGAACCTGATCCTGATTCGACACCTTCAAAGTTAGTGTTTAACATAACAAAGAAACCACCTAATTCTTTGATTGCGTTTGAACCGTGACCGCCTTTTGGTCCGATAATTACATCTAATTCTGCACCTGAACCAGCACCACCACCTTGAGATAATATATCAGCATTTCTAATATATCCGTAAGTGTATCCTGTACCAGCAGTTGTAATTGCAACAGCAGTAATAACTCCTGAAGAAAGTGTAACCGTACAAGCACCTGAAGCACCATCACCTCTTATTGGTACTGAAGTAATAGTACCTGAAGTAGCACCACCTGATACCGTATATCCTGATCCTGCAGTTTTAATTTTTACTATATCTAATGCACCGTTAACAGCAGCAGATGAAACCGTTGAATTAGTTGCGACTGCCATAAAGTCAGTAGATAAAAAGTTTGCTTGTTGAGTTGCAGATAAAGTGTACATATATTTCCACTTGTATCCATCACCTGTTGTTAATGTTGAAGTTGAAGTACCTGTAGGTTCTACCGTTGAAGCAGCCCCACCGTTATTATCTAAAACTTTGTAAACATTGTAAGCAGACGATACAACAAAAAATGTTGCATCAAATAAATTTGTAGCACCACTATTAGCACTTTGAGTAGAAGTTCCGCCAGTAATTCTTCTACCATAATCATGTCTGTAATAGTCGTAAACCGTACCAGTTGTCCAGTTTCTTCTTGGTATCACTATTGATACATCTGAACTTGTAATTTTCTTAGCTGCGATTGCATCATCAAAAGTATAAAACTCATCATCTACTGAGTCAATCGGTGCGATAGGTGCTGAATCAGTACCTTCGTTTTCTGTTCTTGCGTCTGGTCTTGTTGATGTTGCGAAAGGTTGTGGTCTTCCTAACATCATATAATAAACATTTGCTCCGCTTTCTGAAAAAGACTCGACAAATTGTTCTTGGTTATGAACCCTAAATTTGTTGGTTACTATTGCTGGCATTTTAATTCTTCCTTATTCATATTTATATGTTATCCTAAAGCAATTCCCATTGCTATTGCAAATGTTCTTGCGTTATTAATTTGAGTTTGAACATTACTAGTCACTCCGTTTAAGTGACCAAACTCTGTATTATCTACCGTTCCTGCACCTATGTCTGTAGCGGCGATACCTGCACTAAAATTGATAGTAAATGTACTACCTGATACTGAACTTGATAGACCAGTACCTGTATTAATTCGTAAATCGCCCCCTAAAGACACTGCCCCAGCATTTGAACTATCATCAATTAAATTCAATGATGGGAATGTGTTGGTAACATTAAAAGTTTTATTAGTGACTGATTGTGCTAATGTTGTTGTAAGTACGTTAGCAGGTTCAAATTTAGAACTTGAACTATTAAAAATTAAACCTTGATTTGCACTTACGCCTGTAGCATTAACATTAAAACTAATAGATGATCCATCACCTATTGCACTATAAACTTCAGAAAAGTTTGCATTAACAATTTGACCACCTGCTCGAATAGTACTACCCGTTCCGTCATTGACCGTTGTACCTACATTAATTATTTGTTTAGCCATTGTTAATCGTCTTCTCTAACTTCTTTTAAAACTCTTATTCTGTCATTGATTTCAGGTGCAATTTTAAAAACAAGATTACCATTTTCTATTGTGTAATCTTCATTTTTTTTCATAAGTACACCGTTTACCGTGACTAAAAATTCGTTATCTATACTATTTATACTCATAATTAAGCCTTATCAAATTTTATACTTCCACTATCAAAAGTTGCAAGTGTTTCATCAAAACTATCATTACTAATCTGCCATATCTCTGAAGGTATTGTAAAACTTGATTTTAATTTAAACCCAAAGTCTGATAGATTATTTAACTCTCCATCAATTGATGTATTTTGTGTGCCTTGTAATCTTATACCAGCCACGTCAGAAACACTGACCTTTGTTGCAAAATGTTGTGCTAACATTCTATGAGATAATCCTTTTAATGTAGGACCTGCAACAGGCACACCAAATTTAGTAGAGTTGCTTCTGATAGCAGTTGCTTCTTTTACAAGACCCCCAGCAGACTTTAATATATATTGTCTTTTTAAAGTGACATCTCTTGTATTAGGTGTGAAGTGATTATGTGTTGAATCGTCTAAATCTGCAGGTGCACCAGCAAGAGGATTTGCTCTTAATGAAGTACCATCATCTACCGTACCTAGTTTTCTTCGTAAGATAGTTGTAAATATAGTTTTAATTACTCCTAATATTTCTTCGGTTACTGAACTATTTAATCCAGTCACATTTCTTAATCTCATGTTTACATTATTTGTAATATCTACTTCACCTTTAAAATAGAAACCAGCAGAGTGTAAAGTTTTCTTATAAGTGTCTCTCCACTCATTAATAGAACGACCTACTTTTATAATGTAAGAATAATCCTGATACAATAAACTATCTTGTATTCTCATTGAGTCTTCAGATATATGACCATCTTGTCCAATGTATGCACCATCAGTATCAACAATTACATCAACGGTTGCTGTTGCAGTTGCCTGATCAACATGGTGTATTGTTGCAGTAGTACCTGAAGAACCACCTGAGATTTGTGTTTCAGCAGAAAATATTCCTGATGCACCTGAACATTTTAAAAGATTAGTATTTGTATCTAAAGAAACTACCGTAGCAGTAACCACACTTGAACTTGCATCTAAACCTGTAATTGTTTCACCAATTGTAAAACCTGCTGTTCTACTTTTTAATAATAGATAAGTTGGTAATGCAAGTGAGGGTGGTGATGGTGAATCACCATAGTTTGCACCTAACTCTGTTGTTTTTAATTTTGTAATTCTTCCTACTTCACTACCTTTTGCAAATACGGTAGCATTATTACCTGAAGTAGATGTTATTGTTAAAGTTGGTAAGGTATTATAACTACCACCAAGTATAACTCTAACATCTGTAATATCATTTGAACCTGTGTTTGCCTCTTGTACTATTTTATTACCTGTATATGAGTCACCTTTAGTTGTTTCATCTTCAAGTACAATATGATCTGTTGCACTCATACCTGTTGTGTTATCTTCAGGTGCAATACCACCATTTACAACAGATACTTGAGCCGTAGCAGTACCAGTGTTAAAATTAATTGTATCACCTATTTCATATCCTGTACCACCTGCATCAACATAAATTTCTTCTAAGGCACCTGAACCTACATCTTCAACATTAATAACAGCACCATTACCACCACCAGTAATTACGGTTGTGTCATTTGGATTATAATATGATCCATCATTAGTTAAAGTTTTTGTAGCGATACTTGCCATTAATGTACAAGTAATTACTACATCTGAATCCGTATTGTCAACACCTGTTATATTTTGACCTGCAATAAAAGTACCATCAATACTATCTTCATTTAAAATAATTTCTGTAATAGTTTCACCACCTATTGAAAACTTAAATACGTTTTCTACAATGGCAGTTGCTTTGTTTATTATGAGACTTGAAGGTACATCTGCTTGAGTTATAGTTTGACCTATAAGATTTAATGATTCTGAGTCACCTACTTCTTTACATCTTAAAACTTTTTTAATATCCCAAGTACCATCAGATACCCTTAACATATTTTCTTTAGGGAAAGTTAATTCTGCATTTTCATTAAATAATAATTTAAAAAATATTTCTGATGCTCTTTTAGTACCTTTTGCTCTATAAAGTGATTTAACATTTTTAATTAGTTTTCTTTTATCTAAACCAGTTGTTAAATTTTCAGGTATAGATTGTAGAAAAGCATTTCTAAACTTGTTTAAGAATCCTTGAATTACTTTATCAGGATCAGGATAGTTTAAAAGTTGTTGAATATTTTGTACTGGGTTTGCTCTGTAAGTTGTGATTGTTGCAGTTGCGCCAGATATTGAACCTGTAATTTCTTCACCCTCTTGGAATTTATTATCATGTGCAACAAATAATCTTTGACCATCATCTATATCCTCAATCAGAATAGTTGTAGTTGCACCAGTTGTTGAACCTGTTATAGTCTCACCATTTTGAAAGTCACCAATAGTTGAGTCTTCTAAAATTAAGTTATCACCATCATCTCTTTTTTGTCTATTAGTAGCGTTAATTAAAAGTCTGTTAATATTAGATGTTTCAGTTTCTAGTAATAAAGTATTAGGCGCACCAATATCTTTAAGTTTCATCTCAGCACATTCTAAAAATTTGTAATACTCTTTTACAAAATCTAAAAAGAATGGATGATCTTCAAGTACAAACTCTGGTACTTGATGTTTTATGATATGGGATATTTTATCTTTAAAGTCTGCCATTTACTAATAACTTGATGTTGTTGTATAACCAACACCAGCATTAGCAGAACCACCTACAAGTGTATCAGCGGCTACCGTAAATGTACTATTGGTTACATCTATGTTAACTATTTGATTTCTTACAGGCACTACATCATTTGAACTAGGAGTAACCGTACATTCAATAACACTTGAAGCCGATCCTCTAATATTTTCAACACTAGTAATATTAACTGAATTTATTGATAATGTTCCTGCTGAATAATTAATTGTACCAGCAGTATTGTCAACATATGTTCTAACTTGGTTTGCAAGATAGTATCTTCTTATGTTTCCTTGTCCATCATCATCAAAGAAATAAACATTAGTAGTATCTCCTGAAACTTTAAAACCTGTTGAAGATAATATACCACCAGCACTTGAATTATGGCCTGAGTGAGGATTATATAATGCGTTATTAAATGACACCGTATAGTTTGTTGCAGTGCTTAAAGTTGGAGTAAATGATTTTCTAATTTTCACGGTTGTAATATTTGATAATATACTTGAGTCAGCGTCATCAATTAATTCTATAACTTTTGAATATCTAAACACACCATCAAATTGATTTAATGTGTTATCATTGTAATTAGTTAAAGCATTTGTAATATCTGTTTTAATAGTTTCTGTTCCTTTAGTTGTTGCCTGTTCGTTATATTTTATATTTGAAGTTAAAAGAATATCAGTTGTTTCTGGATCAAGTATAACAGGAGTAACCGAAGCAATAGAAAACTTTTTTAATTGATTTACTATATCTGTTTTAGTTGTCTCTGTTAAATTAGAACCTGATTTTGCTTTTATTGAAATGTAAACACGACCATAAAAAGGTGTTTCATTATCTTCACCACCCCAAGCAGAAACAGATTTTGCATTAGCATAAATCTCTTGTACTTTAACTTTATAATCTTCTACGGTTACTGCTCTATCCTGTGCAGAGTAAGATTTCGGTGCATTAAATTTAACACTTGCATTTGTCTCAGCCTCTGAACCATTAGCAGCATTTGAATTAGTTGTAATTGTTGTATCACTAAAACCACCAATGTTACCATTTAATGTAAATGTTGTTGCGCCATTGGCAGCAGTTTTGTTTGTCACAACATATTTTAAGATTACTATATTACCATCTTCT